TCGTTCTTGCGGTTGAGGAAGAAGCCGCAGTCTTTGCGCCACTTCGCGTATTCAGGCGAAAGGCGGCGAGACTTACCCCAGCCGACATAGATATCCCAGACAGAGGGAGGAAACGGGAGCGCGAGCCTGATCATGCTGCCCTCCCAAACAAATCTAATTGTGGTGCAGATGATTGCTGCGGCTCAACTGGAGCCGCTTCTTCGACTACAGCAACAGCCTTAGCCACTGGCGCGACAACATTTTCATCGAAATCAATGCAAACGATCTCACAAAGAGGAGAAACGCCGCGCCAAGACTTTTGATGAATGGATGTATCGACGCCGCAGCCAGCTTCGAAATAAAGACCCATCAGTTCCTGAAACTTTACGGCCTTGCCTTCCTTCTGGCGCTCATATCCTCGCTTACCGCTGTAGTTAAACCCAGCACTTCCCTGCGGGACAATGAACGCGCCATAGCTTGCTAGATGCGATGCTATGTCGATGACGTGAAACTCGAAGTCAGCGCCTGTATAACGTGGCGACCGCTTGCCATCTGGTCGCTTGATCGCTCCGAACGGCGGATTGCTGATTGCTATATCGAAATGCCCAAGATCCATTTCGAGAACATCAAAGACGCTCGCTTCAATCCAGTTAGCTTCAGGCAAGAGCTTTCTGCCAACCGCTACGTAATCAGGATTGATTTCAACGCACGTTAGATCAAGACCATCGGATTGAAACATGTGCCGCATCTTCACGGCGAAGGACAACATACCGACACCAGCACACAGATCGATTACGCGTCCAGCATACGTTTCAATCGCAAAGTCCATTGCAAGGTCGAATGGGGTGAAGAATGCACCGGCCGCGCTGTTCACATGAGATGCGCTCTCTTGCCAGTTCTCCAAAACGAACATCTTATCGTCCAGTGTGAGAACGTCTTTGGAGAGAAGGTCACACGCTTGTTGATGCGCTTTCGCCTGAGCCTTGGATAGTTTCGCCATCACACGCCCCACTTTGCATAAGCGAGCGCGACAGCGAGCGGGATAAGCGCGCAGGCGGCAGCAATGAGAATGGAGCGGAACTCGATCATTTATCGCCCTTCTCTATTCTGGTCGGATAGGTTTCCTGTTCCTTTTGCCGCTGGACTTTGCGCCTCCAGTACTCGCGTACTTTCTGTCGCGCGGCCTGCAACTGACGCTCCAACCAGAGAATCCGTGAGGCCAAGAAGTTTCGAACCACGCTCATGAGCCAATTCCCTCTCGGCTTCGTATGATTTTTTTGACGCCTCACTTACGGCACTGTAAGCGCGAGCGATGGCCGCATAGGCGGACACAGGCATGTCTTTGATTGATCGGTATCGCAGGCGGTGCATCCAAGATGCTGGCGCTCCATAAAGGCGCTCGGCACGGTGCATTGCGGCGTCAACAGTATCGCCCGGACCCCGGAAGGTCCGTTCAAGGATGAATTCGCTCATACCTTTTGCGTTGTTGACAAACTCGACACTCATTTTGTCAGATCCTTCAAAACCTTTGTCGGACATTGCAAAGCTCTCCAGCTACGTTTCAGGACAGCAACGAACTGAAACGAAACTTTCGCTGGAGAATGAATTTGGAAGCGATCGGGTATGCGGCATGGAGAGTTCTGCAAAACGCTCGTAAAGCCGCGATAGCCCGAAGAAATGACGAGGACGCGGAAAAGCGCGGCGAAGTGTTCAAGGTTCAAAATAGACCTACCACCACGCGCCAGCACCCCGCGCCCACTGTTGCGGGAGAAAGTGCTGGACTTGAAAGAACGCGCAAAAAGCGCCCCGCAAGTTCTGAGATTTAAGATTGAGCGAGGTTTATTCCTCATCGCCGCCCTCGCTCGAAAGGGGAGCCGTGCCACGCTTATTGAAAGGTGGCACGGCTTTTTCGTCTGCCGGGAGGTTGGGGGCGAGAGCAGACGAATTCAGAATGGCTTTGGAGATATCCTTACCGTGCCGATACCACTCAGGTCCGCCAGCAAAGATGTTCAGTTCAGGATACACGCCAAGCGTTCGCGCAATCTCTGCGCAACGCTCACGCTCGGACAGAATGGCGCTTGCGATGACATCGCGAACATCAAACCAAGTGCCGGTCTTCGGCTGATAGCATTGCGCCGTCCACTTGGCCGCGTCCCGCATGATGTCGTCTGGGAAGGTATGATCCGGCGTCATTCCGCACCTCCCTCGCGCGTGTCGCGCGTAAGGGCGTCGAAATACTGTTCAACGAGGGCCTCATGACCTTCGATTTTCTCTTTCTTTTCAGCGACTTCAAACGCAGCAACACGACGAAATGCAGCGCGAGCAGCTTTCGTGTCGTGGCCCTCGCCTTTCATCTCTGCGAAAAGCTCTTTCAGGTCGTCGGCAACAGCTTGTTTTGCCTCTTCGCGGTTAAGCCAGCGCTGATAGAAAGATTTGAGACGCGAGTTGGTCATGCTGATGCCCTCGCTTTGGTATGCGAGCCCTTGTCTCGCTCCATTCTCATGAATGTGCGAATTTCGATCTCTGTTTCTGGCCAAACTCTTCCTCCAGAACGAAGTCTCTCTACGAGGCGCCCATTCTTGATCGCTTTCATTCCAAATCGGAAAGCGCCGGTTCCTGTCTCAGCCATAAAGGCTTCAATTTCTTCGAGAAGTTTTGTGCTCATACACCTCATATACACGCTATCGCGTGCATAATCAATACACGCAACAACGTGCACACGTTTTTTCGTGCACATGATAAAAATCGAACATGGAAGAAAACTGGAAAACCCGCCTTCTTAAGGCTGTCGATGAAGACCCACGATCCGACCGGGCTATCAGCCTGGCTACAGGTCTTGGCGTGAATACGGTCAATGAGCTGCGGAACACCAGCAAATCGCCCAGCATCGAAAAAGTTCTCAAGGTAAGCGAAGTGCTTGGCTTGAGCCTTGGCTATCTGTTCTTGGGCCTGAAATCAGACGCTGACGCTCCCCCGATCCGTGGAGACCGGGAGATTCTAGAGACGCTGAAGCGGATTGAAGGCTTAGATCAACGTAAGGCTGAAGTTGTATTCTCGGTAATAGATACAGTTATTCAGCGTCAGCCCGCCACACAAGAACCGTCATCCTCTGATGATCAACTCTCGCCTTCCACTCCCCACCATGTGCTAAAGCCATAGTTTCGGCCAATTCATTAGCCTTGAAATCGATCTTACGCATTAAGGCAAGAAGGCCACCGTTAAGGGTGGCCACTCGCAGAAGTTCCAGTCTATCGCCTTCCTTGCCTGCTTGTATGCGAGCAAACTTGATCATTTCGTACTCCCGCAGTTAGACCTTTTCCATCTCATCGACTTCCGGTGGAAGTGGATCGCCGTGGGCATAGATCAGCTTAGGCGGATCGAAATCACCTGTCTCAGCATCGCCGGTGTTGGTGAAGGCTATAACCATAGGGCTACTGATAGCCATGCGCTCTGCCGTTCGTCGAGCATGAGCCACGTCTTTTGCAATGAAAGGGCTATCGGGCTGTAATTTCCCGCCTTTAACCTTCGTGTAGCTCTGCACAATGAAATTTGTCTGCATGCCCATTACCCATACTCCCTGTTACGCTGTTATGTGCGACAGGATGACTCATGGGTCGGAACAAAGCAAGAACATTATTGACGAAAGGTTAACGGCGTTTTGTCGCCGCTAGATGTGGTGGGAATTCCCGTACCGGTACACAACGGGGTTGTTGATTAGCTTTCACACAGCTGTGCAAGTGTGTTCTGTAGAGATTCCAACATTGTTCTTGGCAGCGTCTCAATCCCGTAGGAGAAACTAAGCAGCTCTAAGGCTACATCTGCGGGAAGCCTGCACATCCGCTCTGGATTTAACCGGGAAATCTCAGCTTTTGTTTTGTGCATCACAGTCGGGCAACTAAAGACGGTTTGCCCAGATCGCGACTTCGGCATGTTTGGGATACGTGTGCAATCAACTACGAAATGATCTTCGAATACGCCTTCAGAATTTAAAAACATAAACCCATACTTTGAGTTCACATCATTAAATACGAAACAGAAATGATATTTTGCTTTCCCAGCCACCGCATTCTCAAAGAATACGATGTCCCCCACTTCAAAATCCATTCGCTAAAGCCTAGAAAGATCGCTAAGTTCTCGTGCGCGGTCAAAGTTATCGTTATCAAAAAGCAAACCTAGGCTCATTTGATACTGTTTACGGCTCCCTTCGTCCTCCCACGCATCAAGATAAGCCTTATCTTCATGGGTTAGGCGCCGAATTTGACCAAAATCTAGACTTTGAATAGTGGCAACTGCCCACTCTAGTAGCTTTTTATCGCTAGGAGAGAGAATATCGTCGATGCAAGTAACGTCACTTGAATGATAAGTGTTCTTGCCGTTTTGCCCTTTATCCATCTTCCACGGCAAGGTTTTGATGCCGAACTTCCTAAGAAGGAGTGGATTCTGCTTCAACAAATCATAAGCAACGGAAGCGACAGGCCCATGGATCATAGCAACATAATTGTCGGAAGATATAAGACGTCCATACTTGTTCAGATGCGCCCGATCCGCCAAGAACATTGACTTTACAACATCATACTGGGTAAAAAGGACATCAGATGTTTCAGCTAAGTGAATTATATAGCTGACTGCGGCAAGCACCCGATCAATGTCGGGCTTCAAAATGGCTATCTCAGCCTTTGCTCTATCCATCTGATTCTTCCCTCGCCTGTATCGAGCGTTTAACACAAATCTCCCTATGGTTAAAGATACACTTTAAAGTGGCCTTTTGTTGACATGAAAGCGCGCCACGCGCTGCGGTTCACATAACAACCTCCCCTATCCAGAACATGATTACGTTCTTCGTAATGCGCAGCAGTCTGGCTGCGACTTGTGCACCCTGATTCTATCACGGTTTGCGGTGGCGTCAAAAATAAATGCACGTAATTGCGTGTAGTCTATTGCTATGCACGCAGAAGCGTGTATATTGATCTCAACAAACGAGTTGGGAGCAACGAAATGCACTCCATACAACAGATCACCGGACCCGCCCTTATCGGCGCACTCACCAGCATTGCGCAGACGGTAAACAAGCCGCGCTTTTTGCGTGACGTTCTCGCCATCAAGAAAGACCGTGGCGACGAGGATTGTGCCTATTTCGAGCTTAACGCTCGCTACTATGCCAATCGTCTGAACTCGACAGTTGAAGGCGCTCATTACACTGCAAGCCGCGCTCCAAGCATGAAGCGCTTCGCAGGAATGCTTGAGGAGTTTCTGTGATGGCTGATAAAAACCTCACTCCTTTGCCTTGGCAACCTTCAACATGCCGCGTTCCAATGTGGATGGGCGGTTGCCCGTCTGGTCATTGCGACCAAGAAGCTTACGGACATCAACTGCCCCGTAAGGTTTTGGCTCACAAAAACGGAATCTACCTGTTTGAAAGGCCAGCATATTGCTTCGGTCACTGCTGCCCTGCTCATGGTGGACCTCAGAAAGGTGAGCCAATCATCTTTCAAGATGGGACAACGCCGCAAGGCAGTCCGATGTATTGCGCCGTCATGCCAGATTTCGAGAATTTGCAGGAAAGCCCTGCTGGTTTTTCCGGTAATCCCCTCGAGGCATTAAGCGAGCTATCCAAAGCGCGGGCCATATCATGACCTACGCCGCCCTCGCCCTCACCCTTTTAATCATCGCCATAGCAGCAACGTTTCTCATGCTCTGCCATGCCGAAACAATGGCGGAAATCGCTCGGAGTGAAGTTGATGTCTGAACAGGAAATCAAAGTAGAACTGAATAGGCTAAATCAGATGCTCTCTGATAAAGGCTATGATTTCTCCTCGGTAACTACGCAGCTTTCGTCCCATGAAGAGGGTTGTTCAATCCTCATTTTCGGCAAGGGCTTCGAAAACTACCGCGTCATCGTCAGGGCTAACCTTTCCGCTGCACTAGAAGCTGCCGCCACATTCATAGACGGCCTTGCGAACATTCAGGTGGCAGCATGACCGCCGACCACCTCACAGCAGAAACTCAAGCCGAGTTGGAAGCCACCCGCTCAATCATGAGCAAATCAGAGGGCTTTGTAGAGCATCAACTGCGCTCGGCCTTCACGGATGCAGCCAGAATTTACGGCTTTGGCGGCGCTCGCCAACTCGCAGCAGAAATCATCAACGATTACGCGCAAAGGGGAAGATAATGGCTTCTCAAGCACTTGATATTAAGCAGGAGAGCAATGCGCCCGTTTACCGAGGCGGCGATGCTCCAATGATTTCCATGATCGAACGTATCGCCATGGACCCGACAATCCCTCTCGACCGTCTGGAAAAGATGCTCGATATGAAGGAGCGTATGGAAGACCGCGCCCGCGAAGACGAGGAACGGCAGGCCAAGAAGGCATATTTCGCCGCAATGTCTAAGTGCCAGGCTGAATTGCCAGTCGTCACAAAGACGCGCAAGAACAGCCACACAAATTCGACATATGCGGACCTTGCAGCAATCGAAGATCAGGCAATGCCGATCATTCACGCACACGGCTTTGCAGTTTCGTTCCAGCCAGATGGCTATAACGATAAGGGCGAGCTACGCATCCTTTGGGAAATCTCTCACGAAGAAGGCCATTCCAGAAACGGTGTAGGAGAAATTCCAGTCGATGGCGCTGGCGCACAGGGCAAGGTCAACAAGACTGGAACGCAGGCATTCGGCAGCACCGCGACTTATGGCCGTCGATATCTGCTCTGCATGCTGTTTAACATCAGCACAGGCGACGACAAAGACGGCAATAAGGTGCCGGAACAGTCAGGCCCGATCACAGCCGAGCAAGTGGTTTTGCTGCGTGAGCTTATCGAAAAGTCAGGCGCACAGATCGATCTTGTTTGTGAAAAATACAAGATCGACGCAATCCCTGACCTTCCGTCCAACTTGTTCAATGAATGCTTTCGAGACATTGAGAATTGGTGGAGGCGCCAGCAGAAGACGAACGGCGGTGCAAAATGACCGATCTTGTTCAAGGCTCACCTGAATGGTTTGCAGCACGTCTTGGACGCGTTACTGCATCCCGCGTTGCTGACGTAATTGCAAAGACGAAAACCGGCTACGGAGCGTCGAGAGAAAACTATCTCGCCGAACTCGTCTTAGAGCGGCTGACCGGGAAGGCAGAAGAAGGGTTCACGTCTTCTGCCATGCAGTGGGGAACGGACAACGAGCCTGATGCACGGTCAGCCTATCAGTTCGAAAAGAACACGCGAGTGGTTCAGGTTGGGTTTGTCAATCACCCTCATATCGCAATGACAGGTGCCTCCCCTGACGGCCTCGTTGATGATGACGGTCTTCTGGAAATCAAATGCCCTAATCAAGCAACTCACCTCAAAACACTACGTTCAAGCACCATTCCATCACGATACATCACGCAGATGAATTGGCAGATGGCCTGCACAGGTCGCCAGTGGTGTGACTTTGTTTCGTTCGACCCTCGCTTTCCAGAGCACATGCGCTTGTTTGTGAAACGTCATCACCGTGTAGATGCGGACATTCGTGCTCTGGAAATTGATGTAACGCTTTTCATCAAAGAAGTTGATGAGGCGATTGCTGATCTGGCTGCTGAATATCCAGCGTTTACGGAGGCAGCATAATGTCTGGCGCTCCTATCACTATGGAATGGAATGGCGAGGCCATGATACCGGCCAACTCATTATGGGCATCTCGCGCTGATCGTCAATTTGTTGTCGGTGAAGTTTACAAAATGGTCGAACATAACGACCGTTCAGAGAACAGCCACAACCATTACTTTGCCGCGGTAAAAAATGGATTCGACAATCTGCCAGACGATTTGCGCGGCGATTATCCAACTGCTGAGCATCTGCGCAAGAAAGCATTGATCAAGTGCGGTTACCGAAACGAGCGCGATATTGTTCTTTCGTCAAAAGCTGACGCCGAACGTGTAGCAGCATTCATGCGACCGGCTGATGATTATTCCATCGTGTTCAACGTCGAATGCGTTGTTCGTGAATGGACAGCCAAGAGCCAGAAAAAGAGCGCAATGGACGCTCGTGAGTTTCAGAAATCCAAACAGGATGTTCTCGACTTCATAGCCCAACTCCTCGGCGTTCAACCCGAGGATCTGGCAAGGAGTGCAGCATGAGCAAGCCCCTTCTCATCAAGGCCCATATTCGCAGTCGACCACATGACGCGGTGAAAGTCGAAAAGACCAAGCAGCTTGAAAGTGAAGTACGCGGACCTTTCGACCGCGAGTGCGAGTGCGAACAGTATCTTGATATCGTCCTGTCGCTCACCGACTTCTCGGAGGTGAACCATGCGCACAGTTAAAGAATGGGTCGGTAAAACTGACGACAGCAAAATTCCTGACGGCGCAAAGGATCGTATTGTCGAACGTCAAGGAGGTTTGTGCGCTATCTCTGGCGTGAAATTCGGGCCCGGCGTTAAGCCTCAGTTTGATCACAAAACTCCTTTGTGGCTCGGTGGCAAACACTGCGAAAGCAATCTTCAAGCCATCACTGAGGATGAGCATAAGAAGAAGACTGCTGCCGAAGCGGCAATTCGCTCAAGGGTAAACAGTCAGCGCAAAAAGCACATCGGCATTGTTGAACCGAAAGGAACAATAAAAAGCGCCGGATTCAGCAAGCCTGACAAACAGCCTAAACAGTTCACCAAATCAGGACAGCCGCCACGTCAACTGTACGTGAGCGCAGCGGAGTCGCGCCCATGACCATCCCAGATGATGCACAGTTTGATCCGAGCTGCCCATTTGACGCGATAGCAGAAGCAACACGGCAGAGTGTTGGAATGGTTGTGTTTGATGCCTTCACAAGTGACCAATCAAATGACTTACCGACGATTGAACGCCGAAGAGCGATCATGGCAGGAGCACTGGTCGGGGTTATAGGAACATACCTCGTTATGTTCGATGGGGTGTCAGAAAGCGACATCATCCAGATGCTGACGCTCGACATTAATCAAGCACTTGCGAACGCCCTTGTCGTAGCAAAACAGGCTTGTGAAAAAGGATCAGTCCAATGACCTCGGCCATCCCAGATGAAGCAATACAGGCTATGCAGGAAACAGCAGTTTCAAAACTTGGTCTAATGCTAACAGACGAAGACGCAAACGCTCTTGCCACAGCCGACCTGCCTTTCCTGCAATGTGTGAAGGTGAAGGCGCTGGAGTGGTATGAGGACCCAGAAGAAAACCGTTGGAACTCATACCACGCTTTCGGACACGACCAGATCATTTGGGACCCGACCCGATATTCCAGCGGCGAAAAATCTTTTGGATTGTGGGACGGTGGGAAATGGACTTGGTTCGACACCATCAAAGCAGCCAAAGCCGCAGCACAGGCCGACTATTCCGCTCGCATCCTGTCCGCAATTGAACCGGCCCTATCCCCGCGTGCGCAGGCGTTGGAGGAAGCGGCTAAGATCGCCTTCGATGTTTCCGAGAATGGTGAATACATGGGGAATGGCGATTGCAGCGGAAACTCAATTTTTCAGCAGGGCGCTAGATACGTTTATGATGAGATATGTGAAGAAATCCGCGCCCTCTCGTCGCCTATAGCGGATGGGTGCAAGGCATACGTCGGTGAAATGCAGACATCCGCAGGTACTGACTATTTCGTCATGATTAAGTCTGGCGACCGTGAATTGTCTATTCGCAAACACCAGCATAAGCACCACGCCGATTATGAAGCTGCGGAATATAACTGGCTCTTCAACGGTGGCGAGAAGCCTGACATTCTAGCCTATCACCCCCTCCCATCCTCACCGGGAGCGTCGGAAGAACCGTTTCCACAGCCGTCCAGAAAAGACGGTGGCGAGCCGTGTGCCGAATGTCATTTGCAGCTCGGTGAAACTTGCGACATTTGCGGAGCCACCCGCCCGAATGGAGGCAGCGATGTCTGATTTAATCGAAAAAGCCATGGAAGCCTTCAACGCGCTTTCGTCAGAACAACAGGCTGAAATGCTCGAAGAAACACGCAAGTCCTTCGCTGAAAACAATGTCGCGTTATCCCGCCCCGCCACGCCGGTCGAAGGGTTGGAGACGGAACTTTGGGCCACATACGCACAAGACGGTCGCATGATTTACACCACTGCCAATACACCTGAAAGTGGCGTGACAGAATACGTCACCCGCTCGCAGGCCGAGGCCATCATTGCGGCGGAACGGGCGGCAACAAAGCTTTGGTTTGACCGGGAACGAGAAGCCATTGACCGCGCCAAAGCCCTCGAAGCCAAGCTCGCCGCGGCTGAACGGGCGCTACAGAATGCTGCGGATGACTTTTACCTCATTCATACGCGAATTAGTGAAGGACAAGTGGATCGCGCCGTAGGAACGGCCCGTGCTGGTGAGAAGGCGACAGTAAAGGCGCTGGGAGGGAAGCCGTCATGACATACCCAGAGATGATTTTTGCCGTCTTATTGGTGGGCTTCTGCGCCATCTGGCTATTTTCAGGGAGGCTGCCATGACCCTCATTGACAGACTATCCAAGCTGGAAGGGCCTGATAGGGAAGTGGATGCGGAGATTGCAATTCATCTTCTTGGATATACACGCGTCAACCGTATGGAGAAATGGCCAGAGGCGCAGCCAATTTGGGATTTCTATGAAGGCGATCCGCTCAATTCGAATGGTGCATTGATCCAACCCTTCACCGCTTCTGTAGACGCCGCTATCGCGCTGGCTGAGAGGGTGTTGCCGGGTTACTCGCGTATAATGTGGGAGCACCCCGGAGAGTGCCATGTGGATATGTTTAAGCTTGGAGAGCTTCAAAAGTTACCAGACGGCAGATTGCACAAAGAGCGTTACAACTTAGTTCAAGTAGAACAAGCGCCAACATTAGCCATCGCCCTCTGCATCGCCATCTTGCGCGCAAAGGAGGCCAGCGCGTGAAGTATATAGCGGTTTTTCACCACTGGTGGATGCACAGCATTCAATTTGAAGTAGAGGTCATTGAGGCTGAGTGTCTTGACGATGCAGAGATTAAGGCTGATGCGTTGGCGCATAGGAAAAGCCGTAGTTTCAATCATTGCCGGGCGCTCGTACTTGAGATCGGGAAGGACGAACATCTTGTTCGAAGGAAACTGACGTGGCGTGAAAGAATATCGGGATGGGTGAATGGCCATCAGGCACTGGAGGCCAGCCATGCCGAGTAAGGAACTCACTCGCGTGTTCGATGAAAGCCAAAAATCCGGTGAAAGGCACCTTCAAGAATGGTGGGATGCTTTCAGACAGGCGCAAACAGTCGGTCATCCTGATTATTTCACGTCGCCAGATGATGAGCCTGATCGGCACTACGACCGCAACGGCTACTGCGACAATCCATCGAGGGGATACTGAAATGGCTACAGACACAGTTATTAATGCCGCGAAAGCCATTTACGAAAACCGTAATGGCGCACGATGCAAGCCATGGTCGCAACTGCCAGCATCGCATCAGTCACCATATCTGGACGATGCAGAAGCTGCACGTAAATCGTTCCTCGCCGCTCTACAGGAGCCGACGCCAGCCATGCAGCTTGTAGTATCCGCGAATTGGGGCCGCAGAACGTGGGCTGAATATCAGCAGGTTCTCAACGCATCCGCACTTGGGGAGCAGAGCGAATGAAGCTGAAACTCTCCGACATTGCGAATTGCTGCATGTGCGGCAGGATCGTGGACACGCGAGAGGTTGAGGACGGCGGCGATAAATTCGGCGCACAGTCAGCGAATGGGCTGTGGACGTGCTCATTCGAATGCTGGGATGAAAGCCTGAATGAATTGGCTCCCGGTCGCCAAGCCATGAAAGGCGGTGAGTAGATGTCACCTCCCGCCCCATGGGTTTCTCGAAAGTCCGGCTTGCCTCGTGCAGATGTTGGAATACAGCAGTTGCAGGCGCTTGCCGTCACAGGCCGAGCATTTCAGCTTGGGGGCAAGGTCATTCAACATCGCACCATGCGCAGGGCCGAGCTTATCCGCCAGCGCCTGAATATCCAGTTCGGTGTATCTGCCGCACGTATGACAGTGCGCCGTGATGATCTCACCGCATCGCAGGCAATCGCCCAATGTCGCGTTCGTGCTGAATGTTCCCATGACAGCCTCCAAGGCTGGCTGTTTTATATTGGGAACGAAACGAAAACAAATCACATTTTGAGAGGTGCAGGATGTCTAATCAGCCTCGCATGATTTCAAAGGTGGAAGCAGCTCAATATTGCGGGCTTACACCGTCAGGCTTTTCCAGTTGGGTAAAACGTGGTGTTCTTCCCAACTCTGTACCAGGCACCAACCGTTGGGACAGGAAAGCGATCGATGCCAGAATAGACCGATTATCCGGCCTGCAAGCGCAAACTAACGATGATACTAATTTCGATGAAATGGAGGCTGCAATAGATGCGCGTCTCGCTCAAAGGCGTACACAGGGTAAAAAAGCTTCTCGCTAATGGCGATGAGCAATCCTACTATTACGCGTGGCGTGGCGGTCCACTGTTAAGAGGGGTAGACGGGAAAATCCTGTCACCCTCGGATGATGAATTTCATCCTGTCTATAGCGAAGCTATTAAGCAATTGGCATCGGGCAAGAAGCAGACGCTCGCGTTCCTGATCAAGGAGTTTTCCACAGCGTCAGAATTCACCAGCAAGTCAGACAAGACCCGCAAGGATTACATTCGCTACCTCAAGGACATCGAGGATATGTTTGGCGACCTGTCATTCGCATATCTGGAAAATCCACGCGCTCGCGGCAAGTTCAAGCAATGGCGTGATACCATGGCAGACAGGCCACGGACGGCTGATTATGCGTGGTCAGTGCTAAGCCGCGTTCTATCCTTCTCGAAAGATCGAGGCCACATAGCCGTCAATGTCTGCGAACGTGGCGGCAGGCTGTACAAGTCTGATCGGGCTGAGAAGATATGGACGCCGGATGTTATCGCCCGTTTTATCCGGGTGGCGTCGAAGGAATTGCAGCTTGCGTTGATGATGGGCCTGTGGACCGGACAGAGACAAGGCGACCTGCTGCGAGTGAGTTGGCCTGCCTATGACGGCAAAACACTACGGATCAAGCAAAGCAAAACCGGAGCACGTGTGACTATCCCTGTAGGGCAGCCGCTCAAGGATTTATTAGGCGATGGAGAAAAGAGCTTTGACACGATCCTGATTAACTCACGCGGCAAGGCGTGGACAGAAGATGGATTTAGAACATCGTGGGGAAAGGCATGTGCCAAGGCAGGGATCGATGATTTGAATTTTCACGATCTGAGAGGCACAGCGGTGACGAGGCTCGCCCTCGCCGGGTGCAACACAAGCCAGATAGCGGCCATTACCGGGCATAGCCAAAAGGACGCCGAAGCAATCCTTGATGCACACTATCTGGGTGGCAAAATTGAGCTTGCAGAGATAGCAATTTCCAAGCTAGAACAGTTTACAAACGGTTTGTAAGTCGTTGTTTTTGCTAGGGTGATTTTGTGACCAGTTTAGAAAAAGGTCTAATGAAATCAATGAAAAACATAGGTCTCTTAATCAGCGGGTCGTAGGTTCGATCCCTACATCACCCACCAATCTTTTCAATAAGATACGCTAAATTCCGCTGAACAGAAAACATCCAGTTTACAAATAGTTTACAGACTTTGTTCGCCATATGAGCCAAATGATTTGCGCTCTGGACGGCGGCAATTTGCGCCCTATTCTCTCCGTGTCAGGAGAGATCGCATGTGCGGACGATTCACACAAACATATACCTGGGCTGAGATACACGCGATGTATTCGCTCGTGCCTGCGACGCCTCGCAATTTACAGCCTCGATATAATATAGCGCCTACTCAGCAAGTCGGGGTTGTGACGCAAGATGGCGACAACCTCACCTATTCTGAAATGCGATGGTGGCTCATCCCATCCTGGTGGTCGAAAGATTTGAAAAGCGTTCCAGCAACGTTCAATGCTCGATCAGAGGACATAGAACAAAAGCCAATGTTTCGAACAGCTATCAAGCGTACCCGCTGTCTTATCCCGGCCAGTGGGTTCTTTGAATGGACCGGCGAGAAGTCAGATCGAAAGCCTTGGTTCATCTCAGCGAAGGACGGCAGACCTCTAACCTTTGCGGGGCTGTTCGACACTTGGCGAGACCGACAGACAGGAGATGAAATTCAGAGCTGCACGATAATCACGTGTGGCGCGAACGGCTTTATGGAGCGGATTCACAACCGCATGCCCGTTATTCTCGATGAAAAAGATTGGAAGCCGTGGCTTGCCGAAGCTCGCACCGATCTGTTGAAGCCCGCCAATGACGACTTATTGCAGGCTTGGCGCGTTTCGAACAACGTCAATTCAAGCCGTTACCAAGGCGAAGATACAATGGAAGGGATAGAGCAATGAACGGACCAAGGAAGCCCGGCGACTACCCAGACCGCGACATCGATTGTCAGGAAGATTTAGCTGCCAAGCTGATTGAGGCCTTAGATGAGGCGGAAGGGGCGGGATGGAACAGGATGGAAGCAGCCAAGGCTATTGTCGAAGCCGCTATCGCAATCCACATGGGTGAGCGAGGAGCGAACCCGGAAGAGTGATCACTTCTCGCGCTGACCGTTGCGCTGCTCTGTACTATCAACGAACCGTGCTACGCGATCGATATTGATCGCCATGTTTTGCAGCGTAACCTCCATACGTGTCATGCGGTCGCGCACATCACCGTTCTGAGTTTCGAGCCGATCTATTCGTGTTTCCAGTTTTGTCACATCGATTTTAGTTCGATCTACGCCCTCGCGGATGACTGCATATGAAACTGATATCCCGACAACGACTGTGAGAATGGTAATAATGTTGCCGAGGCTCATTTTCATGTCGATGTTCATCCCCATCATCTGACGCTCATTCATGGGTTCCTCCATCACTTCCATCCACAAGCTGATCGGCCAAATGAATTGTGTGAAACGATGCCCTGCCCCGCCATGGTGTCATTGCTCGCCAGATAGACCGCCGTGTCAGGCTTAACGCTTATCTGTTTCCAGCCCGCGCAGTTCGTCGCATTGCTCGCGCAGCCCGCCAAGCTCAAGGCAAAGCCTGCGAGCGTCCATGTTGACAACTTCCTCATCTATATCCGCCCTCTTTTGAATTGCCTTTGCAGTTGCTTCTGCCGCTGCCACTGCGGCGCGCTGGCGCTCTTTCATCGTTCCGTAGAGATTGCCAGCAGCCAGCAACAATAAAGCCGCCAGAGCGGCGGCTATCGAGTATTTCAGCCAGTTCGGGATTAGGGCCCAGATCATGATTTGATCTTCCGGTAAATGCCCCAGAGTGTGAGAGCAAGAACGATACCGCCGACAATAATGCGCGCCCACTGGCCGCTTGTGAGGCTGTCTTGCTGGTCAACAATGGCCTGAGTTATGTCTGGAAGGATCGGACCAACTGAACCGCCGACACCGATAGCGCCCGCGCCGCCGATTGTTGCCACATCAGTCTTGTTCGCCGCAGTTGTCGCGGTGACATTGTTCGAGGATACAAAAGCACCCTTCACCCACAGCCCTGCTTCCGCAGCGCGCCGGTTCACAAGGCCTTGCACTTTCCTGCCGCCAGCGTTTACCCACTTGGCAAGTTCACCAGGCACTGCATCGTAGTCGCCCTTATTCAGCTTTTTGAGCAGTGTCGACTTATGAAGAGCGCCGGTGTTGAAGTCGAACGAGACAAGCACCGCGAACTGATTGTCAGACAGCGGCACTTTCACCAGACGCTCTACCCGCGCCTCAAACTTCGCCAGATCATTCTGCAGGATGCGTTCGGCTTCTTTATCGCCAATTGCCATACCGGGCGTTACTTTTGGAGCGCCAGCTGCTGACGTATGGCCGTAACCAATCGTCAGAATGCCTGCGACAT